TCTTTTTTTTTGAGGTGTGTATAAGTGTTTTTGATTAGCCATTATAGCTAATCCTGAACTTATAGTTGCATCAAATTTTGTTCTATTACTAATATCAAACTTTGCCCAATCTTCTAGAGTTCTAATAAAAGGCATTGTACCCATATCAGCTTCCAAGCTATCTGAGTTGCTTTCATCTATATTTAATCCTATGTGGTTTTCTATATACGACTCGATAGCGGCTGCGTGAGCCTGCTTTACATCTTCAGATGAGTTAGGTATCCCCCCTAGTTCTCTTTCTGTCTTAGATAGCTTGTTATAAGCTTTATCGGGTCTATTCATACTAAATCCCCTGTATCCTCTATTTTTAAAATGATAGAGTAGTCTTGGCTTGTTGTTCTCACAAAGTATTGGCATACCATAAAAAACACAAGCCATCAATACTTCTTCAAAAAATATTTCTGCGGTTTGAGGTCTAGCTACATATTCTAAAAAGAAAGCGTTACTAGGAGCATCATCCATATTAAACTTAGTCACACCGTGTAATGCTCCGTTAGAACCTCCCCCTCCAACTGTTCCTGATATATCGTAACTATCACAGCCGAAAGAACCTATGTGTTCGTTTCCGGGATATTTAATACCATTCTTTGTTATTGTTCTGTTCTGCAAATTTTTCTTTGGTCTCCAACCAATATTAAATCTACCGTGCTTGTCAGGTCTAAACATAACCTCAGTATCTTTGATTCCGTTCTTCCAATAAAACGAACCCCTAGTTACATGATGTTCTTGTATTAAAGTTTCGTTGTAATCTATCTGTTGATATATCTTAGTTAGATTAAATAAAGATTGTTTACTTTCATCTCTAAATGCGTGTGACTCTGTTCTAGGAAACTGACGATAAAATTCATTAAGAGCATCAGGGTCATCTTTTAAAGAATCAACTTCTGCTTCCCAATAATCTACAGCCCCTTGATTAATCATTTCTCCATCTACACCTAGTATATGTTTCTTGGGTTTATTTAAAACGGGCATTCCATATCTATCTATAAAGCCTTCCATGTTTTGCTCCATAGGGATGAAAAGTGAATATAACCCGCTTTTAGTTTGACCATTTGAGTTTCTTGTTCCCACATTGGAGTCTTCATATAACTTTTTAAAGTTACCTCCTCCTTTTTCTAAAGCATTTGATGTTGAACCCATCATGCACTTTCCAATAATTTTACTACCTAATCTTAAACAGGTTTTAGTAACTCGCCAATTGTTTAATATATTATTTGGTTTTACCCACTTACCACTTTCATCATGCACTAATAACAATAACTTTTCTCCATCATAAGAGTTGTCATCTGTATTCTTCCAATCAATAGTTGTATCCAACCCTGTCATTTCCTCAGAGTCAACCTCGTGCATATTTTTTTTAGTAATCTTAGAAGCAGGTATTCTAAATGCTAGTTCTGTTTTTGGCTTATCCATACCATCTTGAACAGGCTTAAAAAAGAAAGGTAATCTGTTACATATTGGAACTACCTTGTCTGTAAACATTTTTTTAGCATCCGACCCTGTCTTTGAAAGTATTCCGACCCTTGCATCTTTTGCTAATGTTCCTGTGTTAGCACACTCATTAGAGCCCATAAAAGAAAAACCGGAACGTCTAATCTTTAAGTAAGTCATTCCAAAACTTCTCTTGTCAGCCTTACACGCTTCCCAAAAAATCCAAAATATTCTATTGGCTTCCCTAAAGTCAGGGTATCCAACATCTATACTTGACCACTGAAGGTATATATAGTGAGAACCTGTAATGTAGGTTTTGACTCCGTTATTCATAAACCACACCCCATCTTCTCTTCTATCAAATTCATTCTCAATATAATCCACCCACCTGTCTTTAAAAGCAGTAGGCATTTCATTCCATTGAAATATGGATTTTATTTTTGAAAGCTGTTTTGGAATCTCATGTCTTTCCCAATACTGATGTTGTTTATCTTTGTGTCTTTGAAGACACTCTTTGGGAGTAAGAGGTAAACCTATTTTTAAACCGGAAATCTCTATAACATCTCCAAGCTTTCCTGTTTTAGATATAATAACTAAATCATACTTTTCATTATAGCCATACACCCAACTACTATTCCTGTTCTTGTTAGTAATAACATTCTTAGGAACATAATTAGGTACTACCCTGTATAATTTATTTTGACCTACGTTCTGCAAATCCTTGGTTTGTATGTTTTATATTGCCTCCTTTTTCTAATAACTCTAAAGCTTCTTTCTCACTTTCTATTCTATTAAGTATTTCAAATGCATCAAATATAGCAAGCTTCTTAGTTGCTGCTGCATTCTTTAATCTATCAGCAGCCAACTCATCGTCAGTGTCAAGCTTAATGATATCTTCTTTTGCAACTTTAATTAGTTGCTTTACAGCACGCATACCTGCTTCTATAATTTGTTTCTTTAATTCGTTTGATGTCATAATACAGCAACTATATTATTAGTAAACATTCTAAATAACTTCTCACCATCTACCGTAAACTCATACTCGCTTTCAGGCTGAAATATAATTTCACACCCTGTATTAATCCCAATACTTTCAAGTTGACTATTGGAATATTTTATCACCCCATGAAGAGGCTCTTCTTTTATTCCTTTATAAAGATAGGAATCTTTAACGCTAGTAGGTTCAACAAAACAATACTTTCCTACAGAGTTCCAACCATCTTTATTTTTATACATATAAAATTGTTGGTCATCTATAAAAAATAAATCATCCTTAAAAAAACTTTTACCACTTTTTCTTCTACCACGCATATCATTGTAAAACTTAAATACGTTGTGGTGAACTAAAAGTATATCTCCTTTTTCAATAGGACCATTATAGCCTATAGGTGTTTCAACAACCTCTGCTTCTCTATTAGATGCTTTGTGGTTTTCTTCTGAAGTATTAATTATTATTTCTAATCCGGCAATGTCTTTTGTATTGTTATACCTTTTACCATTGACTGCACGAACTATAAAATCCGTTGGTGATTTCATTAAATAAAATTTATATTATATTCGATTGACACAGGAACTGTGCTGCTAAAAGACTTCCAAAGAAAAACTTCTTCGTCTTCATTCTCTATGTATATTAGAAAATTATTATTATTTGAATCTTGTGTTATTCGGTGAATTGTATAGTTACCACCTAATACTACTTGATTAATTAAATAATGCATCGCTCCTGATTTATAATCAGGACCTACTGAAATTTTTCTAATATCCATTATATTTTATTTTTTTGGAATCGTAACGTCTCCTGTCTTTATATCTATAACAGCATCCACTCCGTATTTCTCAATTAAGTCTGACTCTACTTTACTTAGTGAAGATTTATGCTCGTCTAACTTTTGAAGTAATCCGTACTTTATAATCTCTATATCAGCTATTTCGTTTTTTAATTTTAAAAACTTAGTGTTAATAGCTCTGATGTTTTCTAATTCTTCTTTACCTAATTTCATTTTGATTGTTATTTGATTACCACATTGAACTTATGTTCTCGTACTCTTTTCTAGCATTAAAGCTAGGACAGTCTTTATTTGAAAAATCTCTATGACCGTATATTTCTATTGATGGATATCTTATTTTATAAAACTCCAACATATCTACTAAAGCAGATTTTTGTTCATCTGTTCTAGTGTCTCCATCTTTCCCACCTACATAGGCTATTCCTATAGAATTTTTGTTATGACCTTTGCAATGTGCTCCTACTTTTTCAATAGGTCTTCCTTCGTGAACGCTTCCATCTAGTGAAATTACTATATGGTATCCAATATCTGACCAACCTCTTTCTTTAACGTGCCATCTTCTTATCTCATCTACTGAGACATCTCTCCCTTCAGGAGTATCAGTGCAATGAACTATTATTTTATCTATATCCCTAATGGCTATTTGTCTTTATTTAACAAGTACCATTTTTGAATTGTATACCCAATGGTTACTGCTAATAATAATATTTTTAATATTACATCAATATTTGTAAGAGACATAGCAAAACCCGCTAAACTCAAACTATATAATTTTATGTCTCCCATATCAATCATTACTACTTATATAATTAATAATTAAAGAGTCGTTCCAAGTGTTGTTTTGTGTATATTTCATATTAAGGCATTATTCCACTTTGGTTATAAAAATAAACTGCATCAACTTCTAGTTTAATATCATCCGAAGATCCACCTGTGATTGTTAAATAGTTTTGGTTTTGCATACTTCCATATCTTCCCATTCCTCTTGAAAGTAAAAGAGACAGTGGCACTTCAATAACTTGCCATTCACTTGTTCCAAATTCAATATTAAAATCTGCAGACCCCGGAGAGTTTACATCTTTAACTGTAAATTGACCTTCTGAAGAATTAATACCTCCAACACCAACTGTAAATCTATTTGCTGATGGTTGTGTTTCTTGAATCCTTACAGCCATGTGAAAAACACTATTACCTGATGGACCAAAACTTAGAGATTCACCCGATACATACATACCTAATCCCCACCAATCGTTTAGATTAGATGTTGTTTGAAATGTCAACCAACCTGATTCAGAAGTTCCATAAAAACTTCTTGAGCCTGCAGGCGGAGTATAACTAGTTAATTTTTGAAAAAAATTTAAAACTCTAGTACTATCATTCAGCCAAAACTCTCCATCAATTCTTCCTCTAAGAAAGTCACCACCCATTTGCTCTAAGATGTAAACATAGTAATCGTTCTTAAACATCTCTTCACCTATCGACCAAGTGTTCGAGTTTAATCCAATACCTGCACCTGTTCCTACACCTGCTGACATATTACCAAAGAGCTATAATAGAACCTGCTGTAGTTCCTGTTGCGTAAACTTGTAATACTTGAACAGGCAAAAAAGTTCCTGTTGGAACTCCTGTAAACACAACTGTGTCTCCACCTGCTGTTTTTACCTTTAAGTTTCCTGCAAGACCTATGTACAGTATACATCCATTGTTACCTCTTCCATTTTCAGAAGAGATACTTGGAATCTCTAGTGTGTCACTAGGAGTTACATCTGCAGCTCTACTAGTTTGTAATTTTTGATATGCCATTATTGTATATTTTTATTCGTTAGTTTCTTCCGGAGTTTCAAATTGTTTCATTAGTCTTTCATGTTCAGCTTCTAAAAAAACTCCATAAGCTTCTTTTAATTCTTCTGTCCAAAGTTCTTTTGCTATATCTGCAACAATACCTTCTAATGAATCAATGTCCTTATCAGGGGTTGCAACATAACGAAAGTTTTTTCCATTTTCTACTTCAAGAACCTCTAATATATTATAGCTGTCTTTTAATACGTTTACTTTTATTGTCTTTGCCATTTTTTGTATTTTGTTTTTTAACTGCTTTGTCTTACGTATGTAACCGTTCCTGATACTAAAAATAATGCTGCGTAGCTTGAGATGTCAGTATCCGTAATAGGGAGTGTGGTAGGTGGAGCACCTGATGTTTGCCTGTAGGACCAAGCAGTCCCATTACTTCCAACTGTCTCTCCCCCATTTAAGTTATTAGTCTTCGAAATGTTTCTGTTATAACCAATTGAATGAACGTATGGATAATTTGGACTTAAAACAGAAGGAAAACTAAAAGGTAGTGTGATATAGGGGATTAATGTTGCTCCCGGAGCTTTACTTATACTCCAAGTACTTATTTTTATACTATAACTAACGGTTACAATATTGTTAATTACGGTATAATATCCCCAACGAGTACCATAAGTTATAGAAGAAAAAGAACCCATTCCCGACAAACTCAGCTCAGGAGTAAAAAATCCTGACTCAGGTCCTGCAGGTGCAGGTACTAAATCTATAATCTCTTGAACACTTACAGCGTCTCTTCCTGAGTTAGCTAAGGCTGACCCCAAGTTTTTTGTTGGGATATTGTCACTTACAACGTGAATTTTGTCTGTTAAATTTATTGCCATTTTTTTTTGTTTTATTCTTTTAAGTATGGAAACTTTCTGTTAAGAGAGTCTCTTCTAGCTGCACATCCACAGGACTTTCCTGTAACCTCTGCAACCTTTTCAACAACAGCTTTTACACCTGTCGCCTTTGTTATTTTTTCAATTGTGTCTCCTAGACCTCTAGATTTCTTTACCGTTCCCATTTTATTTTATTTTACAATTACAAGTTTTTAAACTACAATCACAAATCTTATTTGAAATGTTTACTTTCAATCTGTCTAGTAAACCGTTCCATTTTTTAGAATTAGATATGTTAAATTTAATAATTTTTTTCCCTAATTCAATAAACAATTTTCCCATATTTTTCTACAAAGATAATAATATATTTTTTAATACTTCCCTCTTTTACTTGCAGGGGAACTTTTAGTAGAACCACCCTTACCTGCCCATAGTTTTTTACATGACCAATAACGTGCACTTAACTTGTTAGTAGCTGTATCACACTTATGTCTAGCCTTAAAAGATTTACGTGCAGCAGCACTGTAGTTGTGCCCATAACCTGACGCACCAAAGTGTATTAGCTTTTCTTTACCACCACTACAAGCTTTAACCATTTTTTTCTTTCCTGCTCTGTCGCTTTTTTTTACAACATTGCATTTCATTCTAGACTTGTCTGCCATATTAATACATTTTCTTTTTAACTACTTTCTTACCTATTTTCTTAGCGTAAGCTTTTGCTGCTTTTTTTCCTTTTTCTGTATAAGAGAATTTCTTTTTTCCTACTGTTGGCATAATATTATTTATTACGTTTTAATGATGATGTTTTTTTACCCATGCCGACTCTTTTCTTTTCGGCTACCGCTTTCTTCTTTTCAGAAGATGACATTTCCTTCCAAGTCTTAGGAGTACCACCACTAACTCTTTTGCTAGGTCTACACTTTTTAACTGACTTGTTTTTAGAAGAACCGCAAGGATTCCCTTTTTCGTCTGTCCATTTCTCTTTGAACCAACGCTTAAGGTTAGCTCCTTGTTTTGTTTTTCTTACAGCCATTACTTTTTGGATTTAGCTTTTCTGCACTTGGCAATAGCTCCACTAGCATAAGCTGATGGAAAAACTTTATACGATTTCTTCACCTTGTAGTAACAAGAATCTTTATTGCTTTTTTTTCTTTTCATTGAATTGATTTCCTAAACCCGTTGCCAA